CTTTAGAGCATTTTGTTAATAAATTCCATATGGTACTGCGGCATGAAAGTAAAATTATTTAAAAATCTAAATGAATGTGATGAGTTTGAAACTTCTCTTACTGACATTAGGGATATTTTATCTTTCATAAAACTCAGAACTTCTAAAGAATTTCTTGAAAACTTCTTAGCAAGGAAGTATAAATATGTTCTTTACTCTGAAGTTGAAGGGATTGAACCAGTTGCCCTTGAGCCTGAGATCATAACTTCAACTTTAAGTATCTATGACACTTTATTGATTATTCCAGAATTTGAAGGTGAATTTACTGCAGCAGCTATCGCTGGTATCATTGGAGTAGGTACTGTGACAGCATCAGGTGCTTTAGTGGCTACTACAGCACAACTTATTTTAATTTACGCCCTCACTGCCGTAGTTAATATTGCAATTTCTCTGGCAGTAAAGATGATCGTTCAGGCACTTTCTCCAACGCAAGAATTTGCTTCTGATCCTGCTATGGCACAAACTAAACAGTCCAGCCTATTCAACGGTGCTCCAATTATCAGAGAACAAGGTGGTATTGTACCACTCTGCTATGGTGAAGGTTTTGCTGGCGGTGTTTTAATTTCTTCTTCTATTACAAGTACACAGGGTTAATTATGCAAGAACTAATTTTAGCAGGTGAAGGAAAAGGCGGTGACGGCGGTCATGCACCAGTTGAACTTGATGATACGCTGCGTAGTAAACAAACTCTAAGATTACTTTTTGCTGTAAGTGAAGGTGAAATTGATTCCGTAGAAGATATCTATCTGAATAAAGTTTCAATTTCAAAATATACCGGTACTTGGGGTTGGAAACCTGGAACATCTAATCAAGAAGTTATACCTGGATTTATTAACGTAGAAAGTCCGCAGTCACAAGCGAGTGTAGAAATAACACAAGCAAATCCATTTACGCTGTCAGTTCCTTCTGATGTAGATGCTGTAAGATTTACTTTAGTAACTCCAGTGCTGCGTGCCTTGCAGGAAAATAAAGACCTTGGTGGTGCTTCAATAAAACTAAAAATCTATACCAGACCAACTGACGATGTTGGCGGACCTTCTTTTACTTTTATAAGAAACGCTAATAAATCTGGCAAAGCTTCAAATCCTTATGCTTGGGATATTTTAGTAGAACGTCCAGTTGATGTAATACCTGGAGATTTCTGGCAAATCCGTATTACTAGGAATAATGCAGTCCTATCGGGTACTGCAGGTTCCAACAGTTGTAATATAGCTGGTGTAACTCACATTTGGTATAAACAGCTTAACTACCCAAGAACTGCACTTATTTGGGCAATACTTACAGATGCAGATGAATTCGGTAGCAGTATTCCTGATGTAGTTTTCAAAGGTCGCTGGATTAAAGTTAAAATTCCTTCTAACTACACACCTTGGGTAGTAGGAAGCAGCACACCAGCATCTTATTCTGGTACCTGGGATTTAACTTTTACAGCCACAGAGCACTGGACAAGTAATATTGCCTGGGTGATTTTTGACGTTCTTACTAATCAGTACAGAGGTCTTGAAATTCCAATTGCTGATGTAGATAAAGTTTCTTTCTATGAACTATCGCAAGTTGCAGATCAGCTTATCTCTGATGGTAAAGGTGGCTGGTGCCCAAGATACAGTATAGGAAATCAGTACTACACTAGAGAGACTGCAGTAAAAACTTTAAGTGAAATGCTGGCTTTATGCAACGCCCAGTTTGGTCAGAATGAGTTTGGTCAGTTATCTATTATCTTTGATAACCCAAACATGCAGGTCAGTAAAATTGTCACTAATGCAAATGTAATTGAAGGATTATTTAATTACAGCTCCAGTGACATGGAAAACAGAACTACTCAAGTAAATGTAACTTACAATAATAGACTTAACTTTAATGAAACTGATACTGTAACAATTCCTGATAATTCTCCAACAACCTTTGAGCAGGAAATGCAGGCTAGGTATGGCTATGTACCTACAGATATTCCTTTCCCTGGCTGTACCTATGAAGCTCAAGCTATTCAGAAAGCTAGACATACTTTCTACACAAACTGTGTAAATACTAAAATCATTTCTTTCCAAGTTATGATGGCTGGACTTACTTACAGTATGGGAGAAATTATCTCAATTATGGATAGTGAAAATGCACAGAAGATGCAGCATGCTATCGTGAAAACCAGCACCTTTATAAGTGGAAATACTGTAATCACTCTCGACAGGGAAATAGAAATTGATGATCTGGTGATCAGTAAACTTCAATACTATGGTACTGATGCTGTAACAGTACTTCTACGAAATGTAACAGAGCAAAACACAACTACTGATACTGTAACTCTTGCCGGAGATTACCCTGCTTTTATCGGCAGCCCTGCTATATTGTATGGTACAGTACAGCCACAGTTAATGCGTGTTGCTGCTATTGAAAAAGAAGATGAATTCTATGCAATTTCCTGTATTGAGTATGATCCTAATAAATGGAGTTACATAGATTCTGAAATTATTATCGGTACTGGATCAGGTAGTTTTGTCAACTTAACAGACTTTACAGCTGGCCCAGTAACTAATTTAACTGTGACACCACGAGCCTACACAAGTGGTCTGCAGTCTGGTGTTTATTTAGATGTTTTCTGGAATTGGTCTAGTGCTTCAGATGTTAAAGCAACTTTTCAAGCTGCATGGCGTCGAGATAATAGAGATTACACAGTAATTAAAGATATTGAAGCTACAAGTTTTGATATTCCAGATGCACTTGCTGGTGTCTATGAAATAACTGTATGGGCTGTTCATCCTTCCTCTGGTGTTCGTTCAACTCCTACAGTAATTACCTACTCCTACAAAGTAACATCTGGTTTATCAGAACTCTCACCCCCAGCTAATGTAAGAATCAAAGGCACTGCTGGAACTACCTATACAACGCAGGATATGACACTTGTATGGGACTTCAATACTGCTAACCAAGCAGAAGGTATTGCAGATGCTCTGAAAGATTACGTTGTAGAACTTTGGCTTGTTGGTGGTGGTTCTGCAATTACTTCTTATGATGTTCCAGCAGACTCTAAGCTGAATGGGGAATTTATACTAACTTTTGCAAGTAATGTTGCAGTGTTTGGAACTCCTACACGCCAGTACCAGGTCAAAATCTACAGTAGAGATCTTTCTGGAGATTTAAGTAATGCTGTAGCTGTTACAGTAAATAATCCTGCACCAACTGTAAGTGCTTTTACTGTTACCGGAGCTTTCAATAGTATTTCAGTAGATATTACTCCTGTAAATGATCTGGATTTAAAATACTACAGAGTTTACAGAAGCACTGCACCTACCGGAGGTTCTACAGTACTCCTTGCTGAAGGTAATACAACTTACTTTAATATTGAAACTGCAGCTGGTATTGAGTATTGGTATTCTGTATCTGCTATAGATTCCTTTGGAACAAGTGGAGAAGTAATTACTACAAGGCAATCTGCTACTGCAATATCGACTGAAGCTAACACTTACACTTTTGCAAATTTAACTTTTACACCAAACAGTCCTGCAGCTAATTTTGTAAGTTGGTCATCTTTCCAGGTATCTAAAAATGGAAATACACCTTTTACAGTGTCGGCCGGTAATGCTGGTTGGACTGCAGGAATATTATATCTCTATTACATAGATGATGATAACACTCTGAACACAACAACTTCTTTAAGTGTAGCTGTTCAAGGTAGGATTGTAGGTTCCTACCACGGAGGCACTAATATAGCAGCTGATGAAGGTAGAGCTTACATGGATGGTGATATGATTATCGCTGGTACTGTCGGTGCTAATCAGTTATTTGCTGGTGAGATCATAACTCAAGCAGCTCAGATAGGTGATGTTCTTGAAAGTGATAACTTTAACTGGGCGGTTCCTTATGCTGGTTGGCGTTTAGATAAATCAGGTACTTTACGTGCTTCAGCTATCGAACTCAGAGATACTGCAGGTAATCTAATATTAAGCTCCGGCGGACTCTCCTGGAGTTATGTTAATGGACGCCCAACAACACTTGCAGGTATAAACTCAACAGAAGGTAATAAACTTACTGGTATTGCAGATAATGCAACAAACACTACTAACACTAATCAATTAACAGATGGAGCTGGTTTAGGTCAAACTGCTTTATGGTCTGGTGTAAGTGGTGCTGGTCGTCCAGAAGATAATGCTACTGTAAACATAGTATTCCGTCAAGCTACACAACCAACACAGCGACCGAATGGAAGCCCACTGGCTATCAACGATTTCTGGTTTGATACTACAACTCTTAATCCTAGAACCTACTCTTACAATGGAAGTTCCTGGGTTTTACAGGGAGATGTTACTGCAAATAATACTGCAGCAGCTATTGCTGGTCAAGGAGCTTTTGCTACAATAAGTCAAATCCTGAAAGCACAAGCTACTACTTATATTCAAGCTGGTGCGATTGGTTCTCTCCAGGTAGATACTGCAGCAATCGGTAATGCTCATATTGACAGAGCAACTGCTAATAAACTTGTAGTTGTTACTGCAGATATGCAAGACCTTTCAGTACAAACTTTGAAGATTGCTGGGAGTGCTGTTACAGTTCCTTTAGCAAAATATACTGTAGCAAGTACTAATGTAAACGGTGGAGCAGGTTTTATTCAAGTATTACAGATGAATACTGGAGTAATCTCACATGAGGTAGAAACTAAACTTATTATCTCTTTTGGTGGTGCTCTGCAAATTAGTGTAGCAACAGCTCAGCAAGCTACTGTCACAGCTAGATTACAAATTAATGGAGTTACAGTATACTCAGCCACTGCAATAATGATTGATGGAACTTATGTAATGGTTTCTGGCGGGAGTTTTTCTGCCTCAGTTGTTTACACCCTACCTATAAGTGCAGATTATTCAATTAATTTTCATTTAAGTTGTAGTGCAGGTGGTTCAGCTAGCTCCTCTATTTCTAATAAATTCTTCTCAATAATAGCAGCTAAAAGGTAATTATGTATATAATATATTCAACCAGTACTGGAGAGATTCTTTACTTACTTATAGGTAATGAAGAAACTCTTGCAGCTAATATACAACCAGACGAAAGTTCTCTGGAACATACTGATTTTATTGAAATGGAGAAATTCTATATACTGGATGGAGAACTTACTGCAAAACCTACTCAAACAACTTCTTTAAACAAAACAACTTTATTAGCTGATGGAGTAGACACAATAGCAGTAACCAATGCACCAGCTAACTGTCACCTACTACTTCGCAATAAAACAACTGGTGAAACTGTAGAAGGTACTTTCTCAAATACTGAAGAAATTTTCTCAACTTCCGCTGGAACCCTTGAATTAACTTTTTCATGTTTTCCTTACCTTGACTTGACTACCACAGTAGAGGCTATATAAAATGGCACTTGGAATAACTAAACCACTAAACACTGTAAAAGAATCTTCTCTTGTTCTTATAGATTCTTATGCAGGACTTGCAAGACAGCGCTACTTAACTACAGTACCTGGGCAGGATATATCTTATGCTACAAAACTCGAAGAAGCTAAAGCCTATATCGCTGCAGGATACCCAAGTGATACTTCTCCTTACCCTTGGGTTGCACTTGAAGCTGCAGCTACCGGAGATACTCCAGCAGAACGAGCTGATTTTATCATTGCAACTGCAAACTACTGGAATGCTAAAGGCGCAGAAATAGAAGCAGCTAGGATTGCAGGTAAACAAAACGTGAATGCAGCAACCACCACCGCAGCTGTCTACGCAATTACACAAACAACCAAAATAACTTTAGAAACAATTTAACTCAGGAGTACCTAATGGCTAAATGGGCGCATCAAGATGTTTTAGACAACGGTCTAGCTTATTTAAAAGCTAATACGAATAAATTAGCACTTATCTCTGATTATGCTGCAGGAGATTCTTATGCTACAGTAACAGCTAAAATACTTGCTGAAGTCACAACTTCTTCTGCAAATTTTACTTTAGGTAATGGCGCTTCTAACAGTAGAACTTTAGTAAATGATGCTGGACTTACTGATAGTGCAGCTAATGCAGGTAATACAGCAGGTACTGGTAATTTAAATCACTTTGTTTTCCTGGATACTACTGGAA